GTTCTAAAATCTAATGTAATTGTAGAAGCGTAGGAGACAGCAGATATTTCTCCAATAGTTCCTTTTGTGGTTACTCTTCCATTACCAGAACCACCACCATTATCAAAAACAAGCGTATTTAAAGTGCTTGTTTCGTGTGCGACATTAGTGACTTTTAGTGTACTCATGGCTTGGGATTAGCGTCTTTTACAGCTTTGATGTGAGTAGCCCACGTTCCAGTGGTATCCAATTTTCCAGCAACCATATCTTTGTACAACATATCTAACTGATCTCCTATAAAAGCGTAGGTAGTAGAACCATCAGTTGTTCTATCAGTTTTGTATTTAACAGCAGCAGCAGCCGTATTAAGTTCAGTTCTTGCTTTTGTCACAAGACTGTCATCAATAGTTACTGACTTACCATCTTTATCAAACGCACCTTTGGTATCGTCTATTGAAACAACTGTTCCAGCGTATGCTTTGTAAATAGCTTCGTGATCTAAGGCCATAATAGTTTTTCTTTAATTATATAAGATAGCCATTATGCTGCTACCTCCTCAACTGTTATCCAACTTAATCCTCTTTCTCTAGCACTATCATCATTATCTTGTACTGTTCTATTGTAATAATAATATTGAGTACTTTCGTGATTTTGTACAACTGCTGTATATGTAATTGCACTTGTAGTATTAGGAGAATCTAAATAATTAGACATTTGTGCTACTCCTGGTGTATTTTCATTATCTTGTGCTGGCCAGTTTATAAAAGCCATAGTCATTCCTGTACCTCTATTCCCTGCTGCTGGTGCTTGAAGGATTGTTGTAGCTCCTCCAGAAATAGCACGTTTGACAGCAAATAAAAATTGGTGTGCAGAACCACCTGTTTCTCCAAATTGATGAAAAGAAATTTTTATTTTACTACTAGCTGATGAAGGTGTAATAGTTACGTTCTGATCTGTAATATCAACATATGTTTTTGTAGGATTACAATGAACGCTACCAGTTGAATCTCTTGTTGTATTAGTTTTTACTTGAAGAATTTTTCCACCAGTATCTTCACCAAAACTTAAATTACCAGAGCCATCTGTTTTTAATACCTGACCATTTGTACCATCGGCATTTGGTAGTTTAAATGCTACATCTGCGGAAGTTGGTGCGGAAGTTGGTGAGTTGAGTGAAACAACATTACCGCCTGAGTGTTTAAGTGATATTTTGCTCATGCTGCTACCTCCATAAGTACTATTCGTGAAGTACCTCTCTGGTTCCAGCCTTGATCACCATCATTTTGTGTTTTGTTAATAGTAAAAGTACGAGTATCTCCTGTATAAGTTCTACCTTGCAGTTTATAAGTTGTAGCAGAAGTTGTGTTTGGTGAGTCCAAATAAGTAAAACCTAAATTTGATAGTTTATGTTGGCCAGAAGTTCCTAGCCAATTAAAGGTAAAAGTACTCTGTGTTCTACTACCTGCTGCTGGTGCTAAACCCAAAACAGTACTGCCTCTTACTAACTGACCAGCAGCGTAGGAATCATTTGAACCTCCAAAAACTACACTTGCTTGAACTAATACTTTGCTTGAAGTAGCAGAAGGCGTAATTGTTGCACTTAATCCTGTTAAATCTACAAAAGTATCTGAGTTTGAGCTAAAAGTGTCTGTCTTTTCAACTTGTACAACTTGAAGAATACTACCTTTTGCTTGTGCTGCTAAAGTATCACGATCTACTATTCCGTCAGGCAAACCTCCTACTGAGATTCCTGTGACTGTTCCTGATCCGTTGATTGCTATTGGCATAACTATAAGATAACAAGGATTGCACCAGAAGGCACAGTTATTGTGACTCCT